AACGAAAAAAGCCCCTAAACAGGGGCTTTATTATTTTAGTGCCCCTCCCAGTCGATCAAGCTGGAGAGAGGACTTTACTACGGGCCATAGCTTAAATGCGGGCTAACTAGAGGCGTGTGCCCTTAGTCGCCTTACACCTTGCCCAAGGGGCTAATTCTTTACGAGGTTCTCAAATACATCTCCGGTATCCATTCCTGTACTAACTTTCCCTCGTACCAATATCTAACGTAATAATCACAAGCCACCCCATCGTATCGGACCATAGCCACGCTTCCGTTTACTTCTAAGGGGATTACTACAACCCTATCCCCTACAGTCCACTGATAGACAACCGTCTTGGGGCAGGTCATGCTCTTTTCCCCCCTGTACCGGGGCTGGGGGCGGTTAGTGCCTTCACTCCTGCTTGTTCGAGTATGGCCCCAGCAATAGTCAGGAATGTACCGGAGGTCTCGCTAGAGGCCATGAGTACCGTTTGGTCCTCAATCTTGGCTACCACCACCAATTCCCCGATTTTATCCGTTACCCCCAGCAATTGCCGGATTATCATTTCCGGGCGGAGCGTATGGGGATGTATGGCCTTAGCTGCCAGCTTAGAAGGGACCGACTTGATAGCCGGTACTTCAGCTACAGGAGCAAGTTCCGGGGCGGATTCCGTTGTCTTGGGGGCCTCACTTTCCCGGAAAGCCTTTAGTCGTTCTTGGAATATCTTCTCCCAGATTGGGGGCTCTTCGGTAGACATTACTGCACCTCCAATACTTCTATACCGGCCTCTCGGGCCTGCGCAACCATGTTAGCAGTCCCCCTGCCTCCCGGAAGGGCTACGACCAAATCTGGGTTCAATGACAGCATAACAGAGTTTCTGATGTGGCCTGCCTGCTTACCGTAAAAATCCCATAGAGCATTTACGGTACAGACATGTACCCCGTTCTTTGTTGCCCACAGGCGGGCTAGGGAGTCTGCCCCTCTTGCTCCCCCCTCGATTATCAGAGAGGGGTCTAAGGCAGACAGAACTTCCTCCACTTTATCGGCTTCGCCATAGTCCCTCCCTCCGCATACCAGAACCTTCTCGTATTCGTTCATGCGGCCCCCACGTACTTCTTGCTATTCCGGGGCACCAGATTCACATTATCCCGGAACCAGCTACCGCACGGCTTGCACTGGAAGCGCCTATACTCGGCTACCTTGGTGCGGGCAATCCCACGAGCGTTGACTTCCTTGCTCCCACATGTGGGGCATAGCGGCCTGTCGCCGGTTAATGTATGAATCGGATGATGCTTGATCCACGGCCGGAGGCGGGTGTACAGCTTCTCCAAGAGCACCACGTCCTGCTTGTTGTAACGCTCCATGGAGCGCCATGCCGCTCGATCCCCATGCATGCAGCCGAACCATAGTTCCATTCCTTTTGTCTTGATCTTCTTGCCAAGCCCAAGGGCCTGAGCCACGAAATCCAGCTTGTTAGACACGAGCCGGAACCGGCCTTTGACTACCCGTAGCAAATCTATTTGCTTGGCGGGGCTAGGAGGAGACATTCCGGCCAGTACAAATTCCTTGTTGATCGTCGGCAAGTCGAACTTTAGCCCATTGTAATGGCATACAGCATCCGCCTCTTCCATGAGCCTGTGGATAGTGCGGAGCATTTTATCCTTACCTCCTCGAATAGAGCCGAACATTACTCCCTTCTCCCCGTACCACTTGGCAGACCAGCATAAGGTATACCCCGGCTCAAGAATCTGGGTAATACCGATATTCTGGTTCCACAGTCCCCACACGGCGGAGATAGTGGGGGCAGTTTCAATATCCAACATCAGAATCCGCATTCTATAATTCCTTCCAATGTTTCGATTGCCTGTTCCAGCTGCTCCATGAGATTGCCGGATGTGCAGTACCACTCCTTGTCGGCCTCTAGGGTAGTTAATTCCTCGTAAGCCCCTCTAAGGGCCTCTAGGATGTTCTCTAGGTCTTCTGTGCTCAGTGCCGGGTTAGCCATTGGAACCTTTCAAGGAACCGGGCGGCTCCATCATGCGGGTAACGGAATACATCGTCTGGCAAAATGATTCCGGCCATCTTGGCGTGGGACAGGTCATCTACGTACTTCTCCCGGCCAGCCCAAGTGTATCCCCGGCTAGGCAGAAAATGCTCAGTCTCCATGAACAGGGCTATCATGTCGGCTCTCTTGGTCTCTTGCCCGAAGACAGCCACTTTTCCGTAACCCCGGAGAAGTCCCGCCGCCACGTGCTTCTCTATCTCACGGAACCGGGGAAAGCAGTCTTTCCACGGGCTAGCCATATCCCCCATAAGGCATTCGTGGGCGTCATGCAGCAATCCCTCCATGGGGTCTCCCCCTAGCCACTCTGCCAGACGGGATACCAGCACACTATGGTCTGCCACGGAGTAGAACATGCTGGAATGGCCCGTGAAACGGCACAAGTTACCGAGGCTGTGCGCTACGATGTCTATGGGCGGGCACGGATCATCAATGCCGAAGTACCCGGCTTGCGTTTCAATTATCATAGGCCCAATACCTCGTCTATAATGCTATAGAGACGGGCACGGCTCTGGTTATTGTGCACCACATGATCTACGTATCTTGACGATACCCCGTTCTCGGAGGAATGCTTGGATACGGGGGGTGCTGCTTCCCTCACTACCAAGATAACCCGATCAGCCAGTACGGCTTCGTTATCGAAACGGATGTCGGGGATTACTACGTTTCCGCTCGACTGGGCCAGCCGGACGGAGAGAGCCCGGACCCAGATATCCGGGTCCAGCCTACGGCCCACTTCCGTTCCTAGCCATTGTGCCCACGAGCGAGGAGAGAAGTATTCTCGCCTCCCATCGTACCCGTTGCACTCGTGTGGGGCTTCCTTCCATTCCCTGTCTTCCCAATAGGAGGGCTCCCACCCGAATCTCTCGTTGAGAATTTCCTTGATAGGGTCTGCTAGCCCCATCTTCAGGAACCCGTGATCCCGTACAAGGTAGTCAGCTACCGTGTCTTTACCAGAACCGGCCTTGCCGGTCAGCCCTACGATCATGTTCCCTCCCCCAAATCAATGTCTGCATCCGGGTTATACCCATCGAACGGACTATCCTTTAGCCGGGCTATCTTGAACTTGGTAGCCACTGCGTCTTCTTTACCAAACGAGCACCAGCAACCGGCAAAGGCGCTGTCGTGTTCGTCTATGGTAATTCCGCCCCATGTCGGGCACTCGTGGGAGAACCTGCTCACCGTAACCACCCCTTAGGGATTTCGTTCCCCACATGATACTTGAATCCGTTGTCCTTACACCAGTCGGAGTACTTGGTCTTACTGCTCTTGGACAGTTTGTTATCCCGCATGAATACGTACCGTACTTCTTCTGCTGGCCAGTCCGTTTTCATGGCTAGCGCTTTGCGGCGATCCCGGCCTGTGAACCTTCCCTTGGCCTCAACGTAGAATCCCTTGGTTCCGGGGTACGGTCTAAAGTCCGGGGTATAGCGGGTATTCTGTATGATGCCCTTGTGGCCGCACCGCTCGCAAGAGTGCCCGGTTACGTGTAGACCAATACGGAACGTAGCCTTCTCATACTCATACGGTACCCCGTCCCGGTCTAGCCCGGCCATGATAGACCGTTCCAGACCGGAACGGGAGTACACCTTCCCCCCGCGTCGGACTACCTTACTGCGGGCCACGAGACTCTCCCAATTCCCAGACACAAGGGGCACCCCGATCCACGGGTAACGGTTACGTATCGTTTCTGTTTGTTGTCGTAGTAACCGTTTCCTTCTGTCTCTAACGATACCCCTGTCCCTGCGCATTCAGGGCACTCCTCTTTACTGGGGACATCGTAACGGCTTCTCTCTGGGAGCATTTATGCAGCCTCCGCGAGGAGCCTCTCTACCGTAACCTTAGCCATAGTAAGGGATATGGCGGGCTGGAACGGGATGCCCTCACGAATGAACGCCTCTGCCTGTCTGATATACAGGGCCTTGACATCATTATCACAGGAAGCACTGATGGCCTCGTAGAAGGCCCCGATAGACGCGGTGGGAGCATTTCCCTTAGAGAGTTCCTCCATCTCCTCTAAAGCCCGCCCGCAGACCGTCGCGCACAAAATAGAGAGAAAGTCGGCCTCCGGAAAGCCGGATTCCTTCGCCTTGTCGCACATGCCCTTAATCCCACTAATGACCTTAATCACATTTTCCATACATCCTCCCGAAATCGTTTAAGATGAACCAGTTGCCCCATTTCCTCCAACACATCTTCCGGTAGCCTGTGGGCGTAGGGGCATCCGGGAAGTTTTATAGAGTCTTTGAACGCTTTGATTAGCCTAACCCGGCCTTCTTTCTCTGTCAACCCCTTGGGGATAATCTTCTTTGCTTTCACTGGGCCTATCTTGTAGCATCCCGGAATATTATCCGCCGTATCCCCGGTAAGTATTTGCCGGTATTCTCTGATTAAAGCCATGGCCGGGGAAGTGGAATAGATTTTATCTTTTCGTGGGTTATACAAAATACCCGGTACTGTAAGCAAATCCTTGTCTTGGGACACGATAAGGCAGCTAGCCGGATCATGCCCTAGGGAATGGGAAACGGATGCAATCGCATCATCCGCCTCCCATCCGTCTTCCACACTAGCCCCATACTTCTTTTTAATGTAGTCCCGGATAGCTTGGTAGTGAACCGGCTTCTCCTGCACACGATTGCCTTTATACGGAGCTACCTGTGCAACGGCTATCCTGAAATTATCTTTACCTGTCAAATAATAATGAGATTCTCCGTAACCAATTTCTTTTAATATTCTCTCCAGCTTAGCCAGAGAGCCCTTGACCAGTGCTAATGCGTGCTCTACCGGCTCTGCGTCCACGTAGGGCTCGTCCCCGAAAACCCCATGCAACGTCTTCTGTGTAGCGAACCCGCAAGAGTAAGCGTACACATCGGCATCTATCAGGGCTATTCTAGACATTAGTCCTCCTATAAAAAGGAGAGTTGGCAGCCTCCATTTCTGCCTTATCCGGCGCTGATGTCCGGCATAACTACACACTCCCGGCATAGGGCACTCAGGCAGTTCCCGCCTCTCCGGCGCTACCGGAGATTACGCCTCTCTTTGGTATCAGTCGTCCTCGTCCTCGTCTACAGCAGGCTTGCCCGGCTTCTCTGAGGCTTCTGCCGTTCCCTCACCGTTAGCCCGGCCCACAGCCCCGAACGTGGTGATATCCTCGAAGAACTGGGCCGTGTAGTGGTCCACAGCCGCCTCGATGACCTCTGCAATAGCTGCTGTCTTGGCGGGCAGCTTGATAGCCCCGTTCCGAATCAGCAGGTCCACCATCGGGATTGCCCGCCCCGCTGCATTCTGGTAATGGATAGCGGGCTCGTTCTTGCTTCCCCAGTTACCCCCACCGCTGGAACCGGCTGGTTTGGACGGGCCAGACGTATCAACGATAGTGATTTTGCCATTGATGTAAGCAGCATTGCCTGCATCGTTCACATCCCCGGCCTCGAATTCCACGGTCTTGCCCTCGATGTCTCCGGGGTTCTTGTTGTTATTCCGGTAGTACACATCATTCCCATCCAGCTTGACGGAGTAGCTATTCTTGCCGTTGAACGCCTTGCAGTAAACCTTGTATACCTTGCCAGTAACCTTAGCCATGTTTCACGTACCTCCTAGAAGTCTTGATTTCTTCACCCTCCCCCCAATACTTACCGGCCTTGAAGCCGACACCTAGGGGCACAGTCATTGCTCTACCATAAACCTTATCAACGTACTCGTAAGTACGATCAAGGAAACAGTCTACTACTATCTTATGGAACTTGTCAACATCCGTTTTCCTGACATATCCCACGATGCTATCGTGGACCGTATTTACCAATGCCCCGTCTATCCCCTGCTCCTTCATTTCCCAGAAAGTGTAGACGAGGGATACCGGGATGATATCGGCCGTAGCAAAAGACTGGATAGGGATATTCCGTACCTGATTAGCTCCCATCACGTATCCAGAGGGGAGCATCTTCAATGTGTGGTACGTTATTAGCCCGGAGGGTAGACGGATACTCCCATGCCGCATTGCTCCGGCAACCCATGTCTCCTGCTCATCCGTCAGGGCTTTGTACTTTTCCTTGAACGCTTTGTAGTATTTCCGTTCGCGGGGAGTGCCTGAATTTCCTTCTGAAAACAAGGGCTTGAATGTATGGGCTTTGGCTGCTGTTCTTTGCTTCCCCGTGACATCATCAGGCACCACACCAAAGATAATGCTAGCCGTGTATCGGTGTACGTCTTCCCCAGAAACGATGTCCGCCAATACCTGCGGATCGTTCCCCAGTTCACCCGCCACGCGAAACTCCAGCCCCATACCGTCCGCTTCCACCATAACGTAATCCTCGTCCCCAGACCAGAAAAGAGACTTGTACTCTCTAGGTAGGTTCTGGAACTGGGCTCCGCGAGTTCTCCCACGTACCAATATCCGCTGTCCCGAACTAGACAGTCTATGTGTGGCTGTAACGCACTGGTTAAAGTTGGCGTAGAAGACGCCTCTTTTTTCTTCGCAGACTCCTTTGAAGAATTCAAGGGACTTTGCCAGCGCACTATCGGCATGTCGGTACGCGCCGAACGCCTTGAGGAATTCTTTTTGTTCCGGGGTTTTGCCCGTGAGGGCCGCGATTGTGTCCGAGTCCGTGGGACGGGCACCTGCTTGCGTCCTGACCGGGTTTCCCCGCCTGTCTCGCGGCTCGGGGAATCCAAGTCTATCGTACAGCAATTCCCCAAGTTGTTTTCCTGAGCGAAGATTACTCCCCCCGGAAATTTGTGCGAGCGACTGCTCGATACGGGCTTTTTCTTGCGTTTGCTTGGCATATTCTTGCTCCACTTTCTTCTCGTCTAACACCATACCCTGCGATTCAATCTCGGACAACACGGGAGTAACAATGCATCTGGTAAAGAATACGGGCATCAGCCCGCCCGCTTTAAGTAACTGCTCCTGCTCCCGTTGCAATGTCGCCAAACTCTCCACGTCCCGCTTGCAGCGGGCCAGCAGCAACCGTTCCGGTATCTCGGACGGGCACACCCCACTAGACATCATGGAGTCCACCAAGGCGGCCTTGCCGGGAATCCCCCGTCTTCGGCACGTCCCGTCTAGAGACAAATCCCATTTGCGATTACCAGCCAGTACATACTCTGCGATCATGGTATCCCATACCAGCCAGTTTTTAGTGTCTACCCCCAGTCTACGGAACCATCCTAGCTCAAACTTGGCGTTGTGGGCTACCAGCACACACTTCTTGGGCCATGGGTACTTCTGCTGGTCTACCTTGTGTACCCCATTTACGGCATCCCGTACCACGCACATGACAACCCCGTTAGACGGGTTCCGGGGGTCTCCCTTGTCGAGGTTAGTCGTCTCAAAGTCTACGAACAGGTACGGGACATCATCCCGGCTATAGTTATCCGGTCCCGGCTCTTGCAGGTAGAACGGAAGGGCCATTACTCCCCCGTCTTGATACCGTGGGTTTTGTAGAAATTAAGCTGCTGTTCCTTCAGCTTCTTGATTTCATCTACAAGGGCTACAATCAAGTAGCTAGGTACTCGCCCGCGAATGTTACCCCAGTTCTTCGTCTGCTCTATGAGTCCTACAACACCGTCAATATCGTCCTTGCCGAGTACCCCGTCAAGAGCGTCCGCATAGCTAATATTCATGTTCGTTCAATCTCCTGTAGTGAAGCGACTAATCTCGGGCCGGATATTTACCGTAATATGGGCATGCTTGCCTGTCAACTTGTTTTTGCACAGGGATAGCACCCGCTGACCGGCGCGGTACAGGGCATCATTCATGCCTACCCCCACGAGCACGTCCGCCGCACCGGGGATGCCTACGTTAGACGAGTCAATATCCCCGGTATCCAGATAAGCCTTATCCCGTCCAGAGTCGGCTCCTTGGGTGACGGAAATAGTGACCAGCTTGTGCCGTTTTCCTATAGCCCGCACCCCTTGGGCTACCTTGTCCAGCCGCTCCGTGTTGTTGCTGGATTTCTTCCCGTCAATGTTCCGTAGCTGGTCAACCACGAGTACCTTGGGCTTGTGCTGTCTAACCAGCTTCTCCAATTCTCCCAGAGTGCCGGGGGCTAGCTCTCTCATAACCAGATTACCGATACCCAGTCGGATAGCCTCCGCTTCCGCTTCGTCTGGGGCCTGTTCCATAATGTCATATGTCCGGCCCGTCATGCACGAAATAGCCCGGAGCATCAGGTCTTGCACGGCATCCTCGTTGATGACATATAGTACCTTGTGGCCACGGCGGGCGAAGCCTACCGCCATAGACAGGGCGAGGGCGGATTTTCCCGTCTCGGTAAGTCCGAAGATTGTCAGATTATGTCCGGGCAGCAGACCGCCCCCAAGGGCTTCGTTCAGCCCCTTGGGGGATACCCGCATCCGGCCTTTACGGTCCGTCCGCTTACGGACAATCCCGTTCCAGCCGAGTTCCGGATCGTCTGATTCCGGTATAGACAGGGACTGGAACTGTAGCAACAGGGGCTCTACGTCCTCGTACTTCTGTCTACTACCGAGGGCTACTGCCAGTTCGTTCCGGACACGGGATAGTCCGGCCAGACGGACTAGCTCTTTAGGATTTTTTCCGTGACTCGCAGAAGGTCCAGTCTCCCGTACAAGCGCCTCCGTCGCCTTTCGATGCTTCGGATTAGCCATACCGTCCACCGAATACGCCACGACAGTATCAATATCCGCAGATTCTGCTTCCGGAGAAAGTTCATAATATTTCTTCACCCCCTCCCAGATAGGCTTAAGTTCGTCCGGGAATGATCCCGGTTCCTCGCTGGCCGCAATCGAATCGAATGCGTCCCGGTCAGCGATAGCCGCCGACAATAGTGCTTTGGGTGTCATTAAATCCCCGTATATGTCTTTACGAGTTCTCTAATCTCCGTCGATTCTAAATCCTTTATGTCCTTCTGTAAAGGCACGAACACGGCATTTATACCACGGGCCGTTAGGCTGTTTATCACGGATACCGCTGCTTCCTCCGCACCGGGGTCGAGCGCAACGTAAGCAGTCCCTGACGAATATTTGCATATATCATCCCGCACAGCATTAGACAAGTCGGTTCCTAGTAATGCCAGCCCAACCATAAGCGGGTTGTAATAATTCAGCTTGGCCGCAGAAACAGGGTCTTCCATTATCCATAATGGATTTCTGGAATCCCTGCTTTTTGTGTAGTAAATACACGGGGACAGCCTGTATGTCTTGATTTGCTTGTCCGCTGTCCTAGTCACGTGGCCGCGTAGAGCGCCGTCCAGTCCTCTGCACTCGAATACTCGCGTAGTAGTATCCTTCCGTAGACGGGTTATCCCGGCGAACCGCTCAAATTCCGTTTCCCCTTGAACCGTCTCTTGCTCGAACGGTCTAGGGACGAATTCCCGATGCCCGTATCCCGGTTCCACTTGCTGGCCTTTCCGCCCCTTGAATCCACAGTTAGCCCGGAAGCAAATGAATACGTACCCGTCCCGGTTCCCGGTAACATACAGCTTTTCTTCTTTGGTCCTACCGCCTAGACAGACAGGGCACAGAGTCTGATAAGTAGCATTATCAGGCTTGTCTGACATGAACAGGGCAATATCCCTGTTAGCCAACATGTAATCGGTCTTG